GTTGTATGAGCCCTTCGTCAATCGCCGTTTTGACTATCGTCGCTATGTGATTGTAGGCGGTGTAGTTGTGTTCTAGCATTTGCTATACCCGCAAGCGTGACACTTGAGACAGCCTTCTTCAAAGACTAAAGGAGCACCGCAGCCCTCTTCGGGGCAGATGTCCCCGCTGACGCTTGCTACGGGGGCGCTGAGACAGGTTCTGACGAGAAACCTGAACACGTAATCAACTATCGACTGTGCGTAAGGGATGTCATCGTTCATCGTCCTACCGAGGGGCTCGAAGCGTTGACCTATCATCTTTCTGGCAATGTCTTCGAGCGGAACACCATATTGCAATAGCATACTGGTCTGAATTCCGATTGCATCCAGCAAGCCGGAGATAGTCGAGCCTTGCTTGTTGGCGACGATGAAGACCTCGCCAGGTTGGTCATCATCATAGAAGCCAATTGTGACATAGCCCTCAAACTCTGGTAGGTCAATTTTATGGGTAAGCGACCGACGTGTTCTTGGTAATTTCTTACGACCATTTCGCACATGGTCTTCTACGTTACCCATTGTGTGTCTCTTTTAGGTAACTCAGAACCTCATGCAACGTTTTGAAATCTTTGCAGTTGGGGCTACATCCGAAGTCATCACACATACCTGTGGTCAAGTGAATGTCAGGGTGGTCGTCATCCCAGTGAACAAACAGAACGTAGTCTTCCATTCGCATAAGCCTGTCGAGTTCAGCTAGATCGTTATCCATTCAACACCTGTACGCTTCTGCTCTTATCACGATAAACGGTGACACCTTTGCAGCCTAACTTCCACGCCTGCGCATAGGCTTCACGTATTGTCTGCCAAGTAGCACTCTGAGGGAGATTAATCGTCTTGCTGACAGCAAGATCGGTGCAATCTTGGAACGCCGCTTGATGCGCTAGATGCCATCCCCAGTCGATGTCTAAAGCAGTCTTCGGTGTGAAGTCAGACCCTGCTGCACGGAGTTTGGCAATGATAGGCTCCTCAACATTGATAGGTGTTCGCTCATAACCCTCAGAGCCCATGTAGCGTGTGTAGCTCAACATGAAGTGTGGCTCAATACCTGAACTCGCACCTGCGATGATTGCGATGCTGCCTGTCGGTGCGATACAGGTGACGGTAGCGTTACGGCGTATGCCTCCTGTTATATCAGGTGACTCGAACGCAGGGAACGCACCTCTTTCCTCAGCAATTTTCTCACTCGTCTCGTGTGCTTTCTCTTGAATGGCAGACATGATTTCTCGACCAAGATCAACTGCCTCTTGGCAGTCATAGGGAATACTCAGAAGAGCCAGCGCATCGGCCCAGCCCATGACGCCTAAGCCTATCTTTCTCGTCCGACGGACGGCTTCGGTTATCAATTGGTCTGGGAAGCGGTTGACTTCGACAACATCTTCGAGCATTCGTGTCATCGTGGAGACTATTCGGCAGAGCCTGTCCCAATCAAAACCATATGGAACATATGGAGGTGTTACGAAGTTACCTAGGTTCACGCTTCCCAGATTACATGCTTCTCCATGCAGAAGTGGAACTTCGCCGCACGGATTTGTCGCTTCGAGCTTCCCTAGCTTTGGGGTTGGATTATCACGCTCTGCGCGGTCGATAAAATAGCAACCAGGATCGCCACTCTTCCAGGCTGATTGGGCCATCTCATCCAACAAAGGATTGCTATCAGCCGCGCGCATAAACTCGTCGGTCAGCGCAACAGAGATGTTAAACGTGTTCAGCTTCTCTGGGTGGTCGTCTTTACAGTGGATGAACTTGTAGATATCAGGATGGTCACAGTGTAGAACCGCCATCTGAGCGCCATGACGCTTGCCGCCTTGAGTGATAACATCCGCTACGGACTGATACAACGCCATGAAGCCAACAGGCCCACTTGATTTTCCGCCGGTCGAATGAACTAGAGAGCCCTCTGGCCGCAGATGTGATAGTCCATAACCGACACCACCTCCCCACTGTTGAACCTTGGCAGCTAGGCGAGCTACCTCCATGATGCTGTCCAACGTGTCCTGAACATGAAAAGTGAAACAGGCACTTAACATCCCAACGTCGGTGCCCGCGTTGAACAGCGTTGGACTATTAGGTAGACCATCAAGGTCAACCAGCATATCGAAGAACTTGTCGGCCCACTCCTGCTGTTTTTCAGGAGGTTCCGCTTTAGCCACATGCTCCGCGACCCGTCGGAACATTTCTCCGGCGGTTTCCTGTCTGCCGTTTCTCTCTAACAGATAGCGTTTCTTGAGGACGACCTTAGCCGGTTCCGTCAGGTTCGGCTCCCGCATCTTCCTTCTCCCCTTTCAGCGCGTTCTCCAGTGTGGCAAGAAACGGTCGGTTCGTCCAGCGGACTTCCGAAGGCCGCACGCCCGTCCCTGTGCGGTTTTTGGCTATCGAGAACAAGTAGATACCGCCGTTCATACCCAGACAAACGGCGAGATCGAAACGTTTGACATCGGACTTCTCCCCTTCAGGGGCTATGCCTATGTCACCGAAGATTCCCTTGATGAATGGGTTTACGTTGAATTTCTCACCTTGGCTGTCAAGGGCCACGATTTTCTTTGCAGAACAAGTTGCAACAACGTCCCAAGGACAAGCGGTTGTAAGAGGAACCAGTACGTTGTTCTTCCAGAGCTTGCGGATGCTAGGCCAGTCTCTAGCGTTGTCATAGCTCACAGGGGCCTGCAAGCGGGTCTGTGCGACGGCGCTGGCACGCAGAGACTGCAAGTGCTCGCCAGAGGACTTACCGAACACGGCTTCGGTAAAGGTGTCCTGCGCCAACTCCCAGCCGCGTTCGAGACCTTCGATGATGAGCACACCGCCCTTTGCCAGAACCTGTTGAGCTTTGGTGACAGCCGTCATCAACCCCTCATAATCGGCAATCTTGTACCAGTTCTGAGGGAGACCCTTGTCGTTGGTCAGCTTGGCTTTCACATCAGGAAACTTATCGATCTCGTAGTCCATAGAATCGTCGAGGTCGATAACGAAAACTGGTAGGTCAGGCTCTTTCAGAAGTCTCTCACTGGCGAACGACAACGCTGCGTGGGTTTTCCCACAGCCTGAGTCGGCTGCAATCATAATACGTGTACGCATGATTTATCTCCTCTTCGATAAACACACAGTAGGAGCGACAGAGGGGGGTTTGGTGCCGTCTCCAGAGCTTTCCCGTCGGGAGGCTGTCTACTTCACCTGCTACCAAGGCTACTAGCAGACTATTCAGTTGTAAGGACTCTATCGCTCCTGCTCTGTATTTATCGGTTTTGGCTTTGGGCACACGTCCCTTTGCACTCTCCGATATGGGTGAAAGTGGTGAGGTCTCTCTGACAACCAAGTTCTCCCGCACTCGGTTCTATGCTCATCGGCTTTCGGACGAGCGGCCCCTGAAACTCAAACGTTACGTCTCCCACTCTCAGCCGGAACGCTTTGTGATAATGGCCTTCTACGGACGAGTGAGTAGTTTCCATGCTTTTGTAGTTGGACAACTGTTCCTCAAGTTCTTTGTAACCGTCGTAGTCAAGCTGAACGTAGAGGTTGGTTCTCATTTAGATAGGCTCCAGATCGCGGTCGGTGGGGAAGCCGCTTAGCTGAGCAGTGTCAGTAATCTGACAACGATGCGTTGGCCGAGCGCCATACTCTTTCTCGAACTCGTTGTCGTCTATATCCTCAGAGTCAAGGATGACGACAAACTCCCTCTCTTCCCCTTCGATAGTCTGTTCGTATCTGAGCAGCCATGCCATTAGTAATCTCCTTCCCTTACTCATCAACTGTCACGTAGTCTGTCTCCGCTCTACCTGACTGGACGCTTTCCCAGTGTCCACAGTGCTCCCGTACCGGACACCAGGCACAGTGAGTGCCAGGGTTGGCAGGAAACGCTTTTGACTGCTTCATCGCAATCAGTCGCGGAATGAATACCTCATCCATCCACTCGTAGTTGATAAGGTTCCGCCGCGACTCGACAATTGTCAGCTTGTAGGGCTCTGGGTTAACCTTGCCGTTCTTACCCACACGCTGATGTCTGACAACGCTGTGCAAGGCGACAGTCTCGTCCTGCGGTTGCCAGATTCCCAGCTTGCGAAGACCCCAAGCGTAGACACTAAGTTGAATCGATACATCAGCGTCTAACTGCGACTTCGTTCGCCGTCCTGTTTTCAGATCGATAAGGTGATTGTTCGCAGTCAGCAGGTCGATGTGGAATACAATGGGCTCACCCAGAACTTCTATCTTCCCGCCGAACTCAACCTGCGCCGGTTCAATGGTTGAAGCCACAGGGAGATACAGTTTCAGCATCCCAATGCCGTCTTCGTAGCTACTCTCTTCAGTAGTATTTGGGTATAGCTTATCAGCCCAAACAACGTTAGCTTTGGTCAGACCGTCAGAGAGAGGCTGTCCGCTGTCCCACGCTTCCGTGAACGCACCGATAACATCATCCTCAAAGGGTGTGCCGCCTTGGAGACGTTCGCGGAAGTAGAACTCCATCGCTCTGTGGAAACAGGAGCCTAGATACATCGCGCCTGGATACTCAGTACGAGCGGACGGGGTAACAGACTCCGCAAGCTCATACTGGTGAGCGCAGACGGACAACCTCTCTAGACCGACGGTGGTACGCATTTAGTCGAGACGCTGGCGCTTGAGCCAGAAGTTCGCGTGAGCGACTGAGCAGAACTGGTGGTTGATAGTGGGCTCTGAGACCCCGTTGACCTCGAAGGAGAGTGAGATCATAACGGGCTCATCGCCAACGCTCTTGCGACAGGGAATCGGCTGCTTCGCCTTCTCTCCCACGTAGATGTCCTCGATCTTGTCGCAGATGTAAACCTGCTGTTCTGGCATTTGGATGTTTCCCCTTTCTGTGTTGCGGAATGACTTTAACGGAGAGAGGTCGGCCGGTCAGCCTACCTACGAGTACGGTGTACCAAACATATTACCAAGTCTTCTGTCAACCTAGTCTTCTGTCAACCTAACTCGCCCACTTCCCCACCCTCGACTAAACCGGCTCGACCTCAGTGTCTGGTTGGATTAGGGCTCAGGGGTCGCCTCGACAGCGGCAGCGGCCTCGGCAACAGCCTCGCCAGCGACGAACTTCCCGTCTGCGTCGGTGTGGAAATGACCGTTGCTCTTGAGCCACTCTGTCAGCTTGCCAGTCTGAGCGTTCTCGAAGATCACGTCGGCCTGGGGGTGCCTACTGACGGTTGCGATGCTCGCCAACTGAGTGAACAGCGCCTTCTCCGGCAGGCCCTCGATGCCACCCTCGCCCTGCAAAGAAGGCAAGATGGCCTCAAAGAGTTCAGTCGGGTCGGTCTGCTGAGTGATACCAGTTGCCTGCTTCGCCTTGGCACCGCCGAAGTGCTGAGCGATCTCATCTGGCTTGAGAGCCCTGATGGGGAACCGCTTGTCGGTGTCGGCACCTGTCCGGCGGTTCTTGCGTGGGAAGACTTCGACTTCGACGTAAAGATTGCGAACGGGCTCGTAGTCGTTCATGCCGAAGTCGCTGATGCCCATCTTGGCGAAGTAGTTGATGAGCTTGCCGAGGTCACTACGAGTGGTGATCTGTTGGTTCTCATCCTCTGGGATGCGATACCATTCCAGCTCGTACTTGCCATCGGGCCGCTCGAAGCGGAACGACAGTTGGGTCGTTGGGCGCTCTTCACCAGTCTCGTCGTCAGTGAAGGTCTTGTGCTGTTCCTCGACTTCCGTAATCTGGGCGAAGAACTTGCGGCCTCCCGTCGTTACGCGGGATGCAGCGAAACGAGTTGTCATACAACCCTCCTCTGAAAAGCGGCTCCTGTTTCACACACTGAGCACGCGAAACTTTTGCTTCTATATGTTAGTCCCGCCCGACCCCTTTGTCAAGCCTTTGAGGGGTTGACAGACGAGAAACTTTCGCTTAGTATTATAGAAGGCGACGGTCTCCGCAGCCGCCGTCTTTCCTTTAAAGAGGGAGTCCTATGCTCGACGCCTACGACGAGTACAAGCAACAGGGCCTCAGACCAGTTAAGTGCTTTCCCAATTCCGTACAGCCTCTCTGGTCTGAGTTACAGAGCGATGATGTAACAGATGAGGATATGTCCGGTTGGGAGGACTACAACGTCGGTGTCCGCGCCCACAAGAATATGTCTGCTTTAGTCTTTCCCAATTACTCTACTTATACCAAGTTCGCGCAGGCAAACTTCGTCGGAACGCCAATGGACACCGCCCCTGTCATCATGCACCCAGATGCGTCTGTTGCCGTGTGGTTCAAAAACACAGCTTGGAAGCAGAAGAACGAGTCAATCGGAGACGCCCTGTTGGTGAACATAGGCGTCTTGCCTGCGCCGCCGACGGAGATCGGTGGCATCACCACTGAGTTTTTGCAGCAGAGTCCGGCGACGGTACTACCGTCACATAAGTTCAAATCAGGTGTCCCAATTAAAGAATATGTCTACGGGGATGCCGTCATCCCCCTCAAAGGCTATCTGTCGTTCGGCTTCATGGAACCGCGTCCGCTACTCGCCGGAGGGGTTCTCGACGACAAAAGCAAGCTGGCGATCACAGGGGAGCCTAAAATCGGTAAGTCTCGATTCGCTCTCAACCTTGCCTACTGTCTAGCAACGGGACAGCCTTTCTTAGATGTAGAAGTGACACAACCTGTAAGAGTCCTGTTCGCACAGTTTGAGGTCAGCAACGCCCGCTTTCATCAGCGCGTTATCGGCCTCGCACGAGCTTATAATCTCCCCACTGATACCAACATTCCGCTTTACTTCGTAACGATGCCTTGGCTACATCTCGACGACACAGATGGGTTGAGACGTTTCGACCGTTTGGTACAGACCTGTCAGCCGGATGTTGTCTTCTTAGACCCGATGTACAAGATACATGGGTCAGAGGAGAACTCCGCGAGCGATATGCAACAGGGGCTTTATGACCACCTAGACGACCTGATTAAAGAGCACGACATCAGCCTCATTATCACCCACCACGTTAACAAACGTTCAGATGCTAAAGGTTGGCTGCGTGTACGAGGTACAGGACAACTTCCTGCGTGGGTAGACGGTCTTATTACTCTCGACCGGCCTGGGCGTAGCAGCGATATAGAAGCTACCGCGTTGCTCAGGTCAGGCGAGGGGTTCGTAAAGACGGTGGCGTTCAACGACCAACACCTGCTGATTTGCAAAGGCGATCAGGCTGCCATCGAAATCTTCTGTGCGGAGATGGCGCTTTCGCAACCCAGCATGACCCGTAGACAGTTGGCAGCGCGAGTCGCCAAAGAGTTCTCGATGACTACTTCTGAAGTCTACGACGTGTTCAAACATCTAGAGGACATCGGCTTCGTGCTTCCTCAGTGATGGAGCTTTGCGAACACACCTGTTTGAACGACCCGCACACTCAAGCGGCTTATGGTGGGTCAAAGTTAAGCTGTTGCAATCAATGTCCATCCTGCAAAAGACCTATCAGATATGGAGAGCTTAATGCCCACCTCCGAACCTGCCATGCGAGTTCTAATTTGCGGCTCAAGATTATGATAAGTTCTCTGACTTGGAAGTTGGCCGATGTGCTACAATCGGCAAGTTTTGAGATTGTAATCGCAGAGGCGTTATTCTGGCCCTACAGGGTTGATGTTCTTCTCGCGGAAGAGTGGCTTGGATTTGAGGCAGATGGGGCCTATCATTTTACACCGGAGCGGAAGAGGTATGACAAAGAGAGAGACCGAAAGCTGGTTGAGCGGTTCGATCTTCCAATAGCTCGATTAACTGGATATGAGGTGGAGAGATTGTACGAAAGTCTTAGCCAATGAGAATACTGATATGTGGTTCACGTATGTGGACAGATGTTGAGCCTATCAGAGCGTACTTGAAAACACTTCCTGCCAACGCTACCATCATTACCGGAGCTTCCGCCGGAGCTGACAGAATCGCTGCTCAGGTCGCTCGTGAGCTAGGTTTGAATGTTGAAGAATATCCTGCTGATTGGAAGAGGTTTGGCAGAGCCGCAGGGCCAATCAGGAACACGCAAATGCTAGACGAAGGTGAGCCAATTAAGGTCAGAGCTTTTACTCGAACACCCATTACACCTGGGACGGCGAACATGATAGCGCAGGCCCGCAGAAAAGGGTTAGAAGTGGAGGTAACATATGCGTGACTCTGGTGTCTACGTACGTGTCGCAGGTCGTGGTACGGTAGACCTCATCTACGAGACCACTGACGACGAGTTCCTCAATTGGGTAGGTGAGAAGGTTGCCAACTGCGGAGGGATAGTCATAGCGGAGACAGGTGTCAGATGTGACCCCGAAATACGTTTTTCTATACTCCTTCGTCTGCATGAGCATGGTATCGAAGTAGTCCGTGCGAAAGGGAGTGAATACGCTCGAATAATCAAAGCCCAAGAGCGGGTTAACTGATGGCTGACTCAGATAGCTGCCCTGTTGAATCTGGACTGCTGGGACGCGCTCAGGCTGGGTGAAGAACGCTACATGGAAGCGATGTCGATTAAGGAGACAAGACGTGACGGATACACCCGAAACGAATGACTGTGTTCATCACTGGATAATAGAGACACCCGCTGGTGGCCCAACAAGCGACGCTCGATGTAGAAAATGCGGCACAGAAAGAGCCTTCTCTAACTTCGATGAGAAGTTCTCTGGTAGCTATAAAACTGATCCAGAGTTGAAGAAGGTAAAGCACGCAAGGGCGGCGAAGTCCACAGGGAACGCTCTTGGAGAATACTGGCGCGGAGACCTAGATAAGTAGCGACCAATCTTTAGGCACCCTACCACGGTCTGTGTGACGCAGAACAAGACGTATAGCGCCACCTCCTAAAAGAACATCTCGCAAAGCGTCGTTCGGTAGAGCTATCTCAAATGCCAGCTCCAGACGTGGGTACAGTCGAAGGAGCAGTAAGTTACCGTCTCGGCTCACGAGCGTCTTAGGTATCAACGCGATCTGGCGATGCGCTACCGGAGACCACTTGCGGTTACAGAAGCCTTTGAACCACGCCTGCGCGAAGGCAATGGAGTGTATCTTTCTTTTGTCAGCGAGACTTTGTTTGACATCGGCCAAGATTGGATTCCTATATCTTCGCCAGTAGTCCTCAACGCTTTGGCAGGCGGGCTCGTGGTCACAGCGAAACTGGTGAATACGAAACCAGAGACGGCCTTGTCTCTTGGAAGTTCTGTCTATTCTCAGGGCAACGTTGGCCGCTATTGAGTACGTCCGTCGCCATTCTTCCACATACTGAAGGAGGAGCGTCTCCTTTTCGGAGGTCATAGGGTTAAGAGTTATCGCTTGCAGGTGGCCTCACCTCCAGACGCGTCAGCATGCCTTCATCTCCAGCCGCTTCCGCATATCGGCTTCGGTGAGGGCGAGGCTCTTATGAGCAACAATACAACTGTGCGCCTCGCAGAAGCCACCGCCCGAAAGAGCCAATATGCTTCGCCACAGGTACGCGTTCATGAGCGCGACGAGCCACGTCTTCGAGCGCCGCGTCCTTCTCCTTCACCAGCGCCCGCGAGGCGTCCCGCTCTCGCTCCATCGCGTCGCGCTCCATCCTCATCGTTGCGGCCCATTGGTCTGCTGATTCCCGTTGAGCCTCGGCCTCCAACCGCATCTCTCGTTCTATTACCAGTTCGTCGTCGGTCATCACTTCTCCTCCAGATGCTCCAGCATGTCGGATTCCTTGAGGGCAAGAGCAGCATCAAGACGCTCCCCAACTTCTTCCCAGACGCCGTGGAAAAGCGAGTCCTCCTTAATGTCGTCGGTCTTCTGGCGCTGCTCACGCACCCAATCTCTAACTTGAGCTATCTCCTCCACCAGCGCCCGCAAAACAGCGATTGTAAGGAGTAGTGCAGGGACGGCTTCGCGGGCGGCGGCAATGAAGGCAGCATTGGCTTGGTGCTGACGTGGTGAGAGGTCATTGCCCTGATGTCGCGGGTTGACTGCTATCAACTTGCCCATTGGGGCGGCCATGCCTCCTGATATTATCCAACGTTCAGGCTTGTCACTGTGGTTCAGTTTTCGCCACGGCCCCTCGGTCGCGGCATCCACCAGCGCCTTGAGAGCCTGTTCTGCCTTGTTCAAGTGCGTCGTCCAGTCTTCTGCTTGTTCTTTGATCAATTGCTAAGTCTCCTTAATATCAAGATCGACACTTATATCTTACAGATAAAGCACAGCGAAGCTAAAACTTCGCCTGTGCCCCTGTCCTATTAGGGGGCCTCGCGGGAGTAGTGTAGTCAACGTGCCTTACCTGTCTATCATCTTAGCAGATGTTATATACATCTGTCAATACTATCTGAACGCTAAAAGGGAAAAAGCTGAGGGGCAGACCTCCCGCAAAATCTGCCCCTCTTGAGAGCGCCCACGACTTTGACGCGCACACAACACCCCAGCCAGCGTGGTCGCCTACTGTGATTATACCATATTTGGCAACGCTGTCGATCAGCAAACTTGTTGGCAGCAGCAAAGTGTGGTATAACTTGGGTGCATCGACCCTCCCTGTTGATGCGGGCTGAAGAGACAGACTCCCTCCGTGGGAGTCTTCTCTTTTTGTCCAATCGTCCAATCATCCCAACGTGGGCCAGCTTAGCAGGTTATCTCAAAAGAACCTTTCAGGTTCTTTTCTGATAAGTGTCCATGTTGATGATAAGTCTCTTTAGCATTTGATTTCAACAAAGGGGCACGGGATAGATAGAAACATAGCCTTCGCTATGTTTTATCCTTTAGGATATAAGTGTCAATATTGATGCTAACTCTTCTTAACAGTTGTTTACAGTTCAGACCAGGCGATCTTTTTCGATCAGTTGGAACTGGCTGTCTGGGTGAGCTGGGTAGATTATCAAACTTCGCTGTCTGAGCTATTGACAATTGCCCCCTTCCTTCTATATAATAAAGAGGCACACGAGAGGAGTCACAACAGGATGATAGAGCTAAGCGAATCCGCAGTCGAAAGCCTCGCAGCAGCCGCGTTAGGTGTAGAGTCCACCTTCGACGTAACACCGTTGCCGGAGGGCGAGCGGTACACAACGCTGAAAGGCCAGGGCTATGCCACACTGCTTGAGATTCTTAGGGCTATAGACGTGCCCACGAGTGATCTAAGAGAAGCAGCAGAACAGGGGATATATGAGTTCCTGCGGGGACAGTCAGCTTACCTGCGGCGTCGTATTCAAGAGTGGTTGAAAGAGCCAGAGCAGATTAAGTGAGATGTCCAAACTGTGAGTCGGTCATGGAACGTGAGGATCATGTTGACACCTCTGGTTTCCCAGAGCTTATCATCCACGCTATCTACGTCTGTGAGGACTGTGGCGCGGAGTACATCTGGAGACGGGCAACCGGCAGACTAGAATCGCTGTTTGACCCTCGTGATAACGTGCCCAAAGAGTACACAGATGCCACGTCCTAGAGTCAGCTCCGGCCAGCGTTTGCTGAGGAACATCTTGGTCGATAACGGCTTCGGGCCTATCCAGATGGAGTACGGCGTCGCTGGTTACTCGGTAGACCTCTATCTGCCTGAGCATCACATTGGGATCGAGTACGACGGCCCACTTCACCACCTGACGCATCAGGAAGACGCCGTTCGCTGTGCGAACATAACGAAGGCAGGTCTGCCGTTGCTGCACGTGACAAGTGCAGAAGTCAAAGTTGCAAAGTCGAACCCGAAGGCACTTGTGAAAAAGGTTGCGGCTTTTGTTCGACTGAGAGGTACGCAATGCAAGGGTTAACCCTAGCTAGCAGTCTCCACGATAAGGTTCTAGAACGTCTGGAGAAGTTTGACGTTCCACGTAGTTACACGAAGCCGTGGGTGCTGTACCTTGTCTGCTTGCTGGCTGTTGACACACTAGACACAGATGAGGAGTTAAAGCAGAAGATGTTGGAGTATCTAGGTGACAAAGATTAGAGTGCAGACAACTTCGGGCTGTTACACCGTCCCCGACCCTGATGATGAGTGCGCTTGGTGTGGCGACGCCAGACGGCAGCACACTGAGACAGGTTGCAGGTTGTGTGGAAGATACCCGTGGGAGCGCGGCATCTACGCCTGCACAGGATTTGTCGAACGGGACAAGGCAGCAGCCCGTAGGAGAAAGTTTATGAAGGCCGCAGGTCTCCTCGATGCCAACAGTTCTAGCTGACGCACGTCAAACAAGCTTGGCCGAGGAGTCTGTTAACCTCATCATCAGCGATCCGCCTTGGGACGCTCTGGACAAGTGGCGTAGCGTTGGTACGACCACTCGACTCGGTGGGCACCACCGCCCTGAGCTAAGAACGGGCTGGTTCGAGACACTGAGCACACAAGAGATTATTGAGATTCTGCGCCATGCTCACAGCTACCTGAAACCCAACAGCCATCTCTACTGGTTCGTACATCCCGAAGCGGCTGGCGAAGTTCTTATCGCAGCCAAAAAACTTTTCGACTACGCGAAGCTGTTGGTGTGGGATAAGGTTAACATGGGAATGGGTTATCACTACCGCGCTCGGCACGAGTTCGTCCTCTTTGCTGAGAAGGGTAAAAGGCGATTGAACAGCCTCAGCATACCCGACGTTCTGGAGTTCAAAGCGGTCACGAAGCGCCAACAGCTATACCCGACCCAAAAGCCACTTGAGCTAGTCGAAGTGTTCATCAAACAAAGCAGCGTCGCAGGTGAACTCGTGTTCGATATGTTCACTGGCAGTGGCACGACTGCTGTTGCTGCGGTCAGGAACAACCGTAGCTTTGTCGGATGGGACTTAAACGAAGAGGCAGTATGTATCGCCAACGAGCGAGAAAGGAGTGCCCGAAATGGAATGTCCGTTGTGTGAGGAGACGCTGAGTCCACGCAGGAACGCAAAGCGCGTGACCTGCAAAGAGTGTGGCTCCGTCTATGTTATAGAGGAGCTGGCGGATAGGCTGGCAATATGAAGTACTACTACATTGTTGGCACCGCTCGTATTCGGGGAACGATAGTGGCTGAGAACGCTGAGCAAGCAGAAGCAGTTGTCAAAAGCCATCTGAACCGTGTCTACGGTGGTGCTGGGTCTCGTTTGGAGGTCAAGGTTATAGACATATATGCCCACTCAAAAGGGAAGGTAGGAGAGACGGAATGAGCAAGCACGCAGCGGGGCCGTGGTCTTACGCGGCCAGGCTATCAGCCTCCGAGAACCATAAGGGCTTTGCGCTCTGGCCCGCCACCGGAGGCTCCATCGCTGAGATATACCCTCTTGACCAAGACGGGCGGCAAGGCGAGGCCAACGCCCGCCTGATAGCCGCCGCGCCTGACCTGCTGGCGGCGCTCAGGGACGCTGTTGATGTTATGGAGCGTAGTCAGCCCCACGAGGGCGGCTACACGTGGCAGCGACTAGAGCGCGCCCGCGCCGCTATCGCCAGCGTGGAAGGAAGCGACAAATGAGACTTCTAGTAGTTGACTTCGATTACTTCGTGCCTGTTATAGAGCGTCCACAGGACGGTGACACTTGGCCTCTCTATGACTGGGGCCACTCTGAAGCATACGGCAACGGTCTTCAAAGTGCTCTCTGGGACATACGCGCTATGGGGTTTCTCAGGCACGGTTATAACCTGCCAACGACCAGCGGTGAAGAGGTCAACTTCTGGTCGCGGTTCGACATCAAGCCCAACGCTCCGTTCTACGTGGCTGATAGTAATGTTCACGCTTACGCTCCGAGGGTGCGTAGAGGCGTTACGGACGTGTGGCTGTACGACGCACACCACGACTGTGGCTACAAACAGAAACTCTCTGACATTTTCATGTCAGGCAAGCTGAGTTGCGAAGACTGGATGATCGGCTACTGGCTGGCCGGTGCAAAGCTGCATGTCCGCTATCCTAAGTGGCGGCGGTATGCTATGACGTTGGAGCCCAAGCCCAACCTTCAGTATAAGCTCGACCGCAAGGTCGATAACGGCGACGACCTGCCACTACGCTTCGACAAGGTTTTCGTCTGCCGCTCAGGTGCCTGGGTTCCACCTTGGCTGGATATGGACTTTGTGAAGTTCATCCTGCGGTCAGGACTGCCGATGCCGAAGAAGCTCGATGAGGTGAAGATGCGTAAGTGGAGCTTGGATAGCGTTTTAGAGTTAATGGAGACTGAGGCGAAGATGCTCCAGAAGGCGAATGAGCTACAAAAATGAAAACCAAAGAACTTCTAAGGGTACTGGAGAGGCTTGAGTGGAGCACCCATGCAGACTGTGAAGGGACGGGATTCATGGGAAGTGGGCCTCCGATGCACCCGTATGCTCACCCTGCCTGCCCGCTTTGCGGAGGACTGAACCCACAGCAGAAGTACCCTAACTGTTTCAACAAGTCCGCCTTGGGGCACCGCCCTGGGTGTTCTCTTTATGATGCCATTGTCACCCTAAAAGGAAATGCGTAAGTATAGAATAGGTGATGTCGTCTTCTGGTGGAGTGGTCAGCGCCGTGTTGTCCAGCGCATCCGCGAGACGAAGCACGGTGGGCATTGTTACTATGGGCTAAGAATACTCAAGTCTGTAGCGCGCAGTCTGCCGGTCAGGTACACCAACGTCGGCTTCGACGGTCGAGCAGACAAGACACGTATCTACTGGGTGCGTTCGGACAGGTTGGCGGCGTTCGACGGCGCAGCAAATAGAACAGGTGAAGCGGGGAGGCCAAAGTTGATAGCAAACAAGGGTCGGCGGCGTAGCAGTCGAATGGACACCTGTCCGTTCTGCGGTGGGCCTAAATATAAAGTCAGCAAGACTTGTAACGGATGTAGATGGAGACTCCTACCAACGAGGGTTTGTTCTTCTTGCGGTAAGCGTAAGAGCAGACGAGCAGATATCTGTGCAACCTGTTACGCTGCCCAATCGCGTGTCAGCCCGCAGACTTTGGCGATACTCGAAGCCCTAGAGCGTGACGCCAAATACGGACGATACGCTCGCGTTGCCAGACAGTTCGGTTTGACCAGAGCTAGGGTTAGTGCTATCGCTGGAGCGCACCGCGAAGGGTGGAAGGATGCAGAGGAAAAAAGTGGCTGAAGGGACACATTCATATATCTGCTCAGAGTGCGGTACTTGGTGCAACGACACACCCCTGACGTATGAGTACCCTGATAGACATCCACACCCTAAAAAGGTGTGCTTGGATATTCTGCGCGCGAGGATGGCCAGAGAGCTTGAACTACTTGGGCGTGGAGTGAGAGAAACATATGCGTCTATTCAGAAAGTGGAGAGGAGAACGATATGAGTTTCGTTGCCGACTTAGAGCGCATGCCGTCAATACTTAACCGGCGTCCGCTCACTGATGGCGAGAGGGCTGCGATTCTGAGAAAGCAAGCGGAAGCACTTATCCGCCATCTCTACAACCCACATCCCGAATATGGTTGGCGGGTGAGTAGCCGCGCTGATCAGTTTAAGGGCGAAACTATCAACTGGGGGGACTTACACGTCGTTCTTGTTGAACCAATGGAGGACGGGTCGTTCATTGTTACCATTGAAGAGGCCAGCCATGATTGCCCTCTATTCACTGCCTGGATGGAGAAATGGTTACTAGACTGGGGTTGGAAGTGTGAGGTTAGGACGGAGTGGTGATTGCACTGTTTCTACTCTCCCATCGTCAAATCCGACTGCTCTATCGAAACCCTACCGTTGCTGTCTGGTATATAGTCTTACCCATCCTTCTCATTGTCATTGTGATGCCGGTAATGAAGGTCGTCGTAGTGGACAGTCCGGCCCAAGTCATACCAGGGTTCACGCTGATGTTTTCCGCTTTTCTGTCTACAACGCTCGCTGGCCGAATCGTGCGCGACAGGCAAAGTGGTGTCTGGCGGTGGTTTATGACAACGCCTACGTCTCCGTTTATTATCATCACCGCGCCCGCTCTAGCCGTGCTCAGTTTGGGTGTTCTACAAACTGGGACTGCGTTGGCGTTCGGGAGTATGTTCTACGGTCTGCACGGAGTTCGTATTGGTCTGTTTGCTTTCCTTGCGATACCGATAGGCGCAGGGCTGTTACTTGCCAGCCTGACCGATGACCTAGCGTTGCAGGCAAACGTCCTTAACCCGTTGGCCCTTGTGTCGTCTGTGCTCGGCGGTGCTGTGATACCTTTATCCACACAACCGAGCTGGCTACAGTTTGCAGCGCGGTTCAGTCCTCACTACTACGGAATGGATTCAAGTTTTCTGAGTATGGTGGTCTTGCTCGGAGGCGGCGCATCACTCTCACTATTTGCCGCATTTAGACTCAGGAAACTGACTTGGCCCGTTTAAAATTAGCCTCCTGCAAACTGCCAATCTTTCGGTTAATGGGTGCGTCAACGTTGGAAAAGGGTCGGTTTGGTAGTTATATCAACCAACCGCCAACTGCTCACTGTTGTCGAAATCAAAGCTGGCAGAGCCTCGCGCTGGCTCAGGCGCTGTGCCAGACGAGAACAACGGTGGCAGCACCAACGTTGGCACAGCGCCGACCGGCGTGGCCGCCGTCGCCAATGTTGTCGGCCCCACCCGCCAGCGTGAACCGTCAGCCACCTTTGACACAGCCATGTTCGTATCGCTGGGAGGGTAGGGTTAATTGCTAACTGGACAGCCTGGACTATTGACATTCGACCCCGGCTGTGCTAAACTATCCATAGTTCAAGAGAGAGGAGGAGGCCCAAGCTAGAGGGCCAACAACAGGATAGGGAGTGGCAACGGGAACCGACGAGAAGGCCCAAGAAGAGCCGAACCCGCGCCTGCGAAGCGACGACCACAACTCATGTGACGGCTGCCAGCGGCGGTAGTAGGAAAACCCACTGACAGCAAAGGCCGACTCAGAACCCACCCTGACCTGCGCTCGATCCCACATAGACCTGACAACGGCCCGCAGGCAGGCCGAGGCGAATGGGATGCTCGCCCGTCGGGAAGCGGTTATAGCTACACCAAAAGCTGAAGGACAGAAACAGAACGCCAGCGTCCGTCTGCGCTGGGAAACACACAAGCGAATCTTAATAGAAAGGAGTCCAACATGACAGATAATGGAACCGTCCACGTCACGGGCGAAGTCGTCAGTGTCAAGCCGAAGTGGGATCGCTTTGACAAGAACGCTGTTGGCGTCGTCGTCAAGGCTGACAACAAGCCGTTCTGGTTCAGGTGGTCTCCGCAACGGGGAGCGTTGAACCAGGGTGATACCGTCGAGCTAACTGGCAACGTCACCGGACAGGGTGAGCCCAAGAAGAAAGGCGACCCACCGATGACGTTCCTGAGTGGAGTCCAGATAGTCGGGACAGAGTGCGGCCACGCAGTCGTCACGAACCAAGGTGGTGTCTACTACTGTGACTCGTGTGGGACACCGATGACGGTCGCGCCTACCGCCAGCCTCGAAGCACCCCGACCGTAACCAACGTCTGTAACCAACAGAAAGGGAAACTCCAATGCCGAACAAGCTCAGTGCCGAGTCCACTATGTTCGCTGACCTCCGCGACTTCTTCTCCACACCGGAGAGGCCGCTGACCATCCAAGAGGTCAACGAGCTAACCGCCACTGAACTCAAGGAGCTTCTCACCGCCATTCGCGCGGCGAAGTAGCCTTCGAGCCAACACAGTCTAACAACAGAAAGGGAACCAACAATGAACGAGTACCCATGCNAGAACGACTGCGGGGTCAACCCGTTTCCGAACCAGTCCCTACTCGACCTCCATATGCGGGACTTCTGCCCGAAGCGTTACGCTGACCAGCCCGCTACTGGGGAGGTAGTCGTGCCGCTGCAACAGTCTCACCTGGATGTCGAGACCAGCGCACAGTTCCTCTACCCGAAGCCAGTCGCAGGTCTACGGATAGAGGCTCCTGTCAAGGCCAAGATAGAGCGCATCCTCAAGGCCGCCGAGCAGACTGGTGAGCCGCAGAACCTGCTACTCATCGGGCCGTCGGGCTGCGCCAAGACGACGCTCGCATTCCACATCGCAGGGATGCTAGGCCGACCGCTGGCGAAAATCAACATGCAGATGATAACCGAGGCCAGTCAGGTCTACGGTTTCCGCGAGGCCAACGCTGTCGAGGGAACGACCTACAAGCTCGGTCAGTTTCCCATCGCTGTCAGCACCGAAGGCTGTATCGTCCTTCTGGATGACGTAGCGCACGTTCACGACAGAACGATTACCAACGGTCTACTGCCTGCGCTGGACTTCACCCGTGTCGTCTGGATCGACTACCTCGGTGAGTTCATAAAGGTCGCTCCCAAGGTCATCATCATCGGCACGGGCAACCAGGGCTATCAGTACGGTGGCGCGACGAAGCTCGACCGCGCAGTGGTCAGCCGTTTCGAGAACCGTATCTACATGAGCCACCCACCGGAAGATGTCGTGGTTGATATCCTGACCGAGCGGACAGGCATCAACGCCAGCGACGCTCAGAGGTTGGCTCGGTTCGCCAAGCTGCTGCGCGACGCCCGTGCTCCAGTCGAGGTCGATATGCGTGGTCTGCTCGCCGCCGCGAAGGATATGGCTTACGGCGCAAGCTACTTCGATGCCGTGACCTACACGCTTCTGGGCGATCTCGATGAGCAGAAGATGGAGGACATCAAGTTCAAGATTTCCGACAGTATGACCGAAGCGGAGAACGCGGCAGCCAGCAAGGACATTCGGTGGGAGGTGTGGCGTTGAGCACCGACGAGCGCATCGTGGCGGTAGCGGTCTTGCTGGTGGTAATCGCGTTCACCGTCATCAGTCTGGTAGAAAGGTGGTGATATAGATGACAACAGAAGACGCCAAGAAGTACATGGCAGGTGAGGCAATCAGCCGTGTCTGGCGAGTACGCTCTAGCAGTGACGAAGTAGTGGAACTCAAGTACCTGCTGGAGAATATGCAGGACGCCGCTGAGCTTCTGGGCCGGTCGCAGGACTTCCGTATCATCTGGTCAGGGATGGAGAACCTTCCTGGCTACACAGACTACGGCAAGAAGGTCGTGGGGATGAGCTACGGCTTCGTCAAGAACGAGCCGTTCCCACTGGAGCCTAAGCTCGTGGATGTCCTGATAGGTGTCCTACAGCACGAGATGGGACACGTCCGGCAGGGAAACATCTGGGCCTACGAGCCTATCCGTGGCCGTCGGGCTCGCGGACGCCGGATGGGAAATAAGGTCTACGAGACGGTCGTCAGCCGTCATCAGGTCTACCCACCTGTTCAGTTAAACCAGTACGAGCGTCGGGCTCACGGCATTCTGGCTGACGTGAATATCGACACTGCCATGATTCGAGAGCACACGTTGCGTGGCGCTTACATCATGCGTGGCCGTCAGTATTTCGCGTCTGACCCGCGACACGCTCAGGTGTTGAACGACCTCATCAACCAGCCGGAGCCGCTTGATTGGTTTGCCGTTACGGTTCTCTGGTCGGCGTTGCAGGTCTACTACGACAACACGGTCGTTGGCAAACTCACAAGCCGACCGGACTTCCTGGCCCTAGCCGACATTCTGGGGAAGCTCAACGAGCTAAGCATCGCCGCTGGTCAGTTGACTATCGACGACCTGATGGACAACGAGACGCTGAAGAAGCTGATACTGGATGCAGGTCGCATCCTTGAGGACTATGACAGTCAGCAGCGGCAGGGTCAGCAACCACAGCAAGGCCAGTCTCAACAGCCGTCGCTTATCAGCAGTGGTGGCACTCAGGCTCAGAGCCAGAAAGGAGAGGACGATGACCAAAAGCAGGAAAGCGAAACAGCAGACCAGGAGAGTGCGTCGGGCAGTGGTGAGGGCGAGGACGAGGCGGACGCAGATGGAGACGACGGTGGAGAAGAAGAAGGTGGCGAAGACCAAGCAGTCGGAGAAGATGGCTCGCAGACAGGCACGACGGGAGAAGATGGCGACGCCACCGGAAGTGATGACTCCCACGGTCACGGCCACGGATGCCTGATGCAGCTTGACGCTGGAGATGTGCCGATGCCGGAGGACTTGGCAGAGGCCGTGTTCCAGGCTGTCGAACAGGAAGTCGAGGACGTGTCAGAGCTGGTCGGCTGTGGTTTCAAGAGCCGCCGTCCAGGTGTTGACCACGAGCGGGTGAAGTCCATCACCGAGGGTAAGGTTGGCGAGCTACAAGAGTCCATCGACATCCTGACTGAGATAGCGACACAGCGGACGTTGGGGACTAACCACGGCAATCTCTCCGAAGAGTTACTGTGGAAGCTGGGCACCGGAGAGGACAACGTGTTTGAGCGCCAGAACGTCGTTAGCGAAGTGAGTCTGCGTCTAGGTCTCGTGGTCGATATCTCAGGCTCCATCTACGACGCTCAGTGGGTGATTATGCAGGACACCATCGACGCCTTCATCGAGGCGTTTGGGCATCGGCATGACATAGACCTACTGGTGTCGGCGTATCACTCCAACGAAGCGTGTCGCATCTGGGAACCTGGGTTCGACTTCCCTTGCTTGCAGGACGTTCGGCCCAGCGGGAGCACTCCGACGCTGCCAGCTCTAAAGCTGATGCTGGAGCGCATGAACGAAGTCTGTCAGGAGAGACAGCGAACCATCATCCTGTCTGTCACCGACGGCGAACCTAATACTGGTGGCAGCGAGCCCTACGTTCGTCAGTGGGTAACGGAAGTGCAGCATGAGCATGATGGGTTGCTACAGGTCATCGGTGTTGGCGTAGGCGTGGCAGAGTCCACGCTCAGCAATCAGTACGACCGTTGGTTGTGCGTCAAGTCCTTCAGTGAGCTACCCGCCAAGCTGAAGGAACTGATGCTACAGATTCTATTGGAGGGTTGAAACATGAAAAAGACAATCGTGGTCAGTCCGTTCGACAACATCACAGTAATGGGGCCAGACGGCGCTAGAACCTTCTTGATAGTGGTCAAGTTGAAGAAGGGGGGTTTGCGATGGGGGGCGGTCGTTGACAGGGAAAAACTGGTTGAGCTTCGGGATGCTCTGACGGAGGTGTTGGATAGCAGCGACGAGTCGCGCTACCACAACCTCGTCGCACTACTGGAAGGATAGGTGAAAACATGAAAGCACCAAGCGAAATGACCGACCAGGAGTTCATCGAGGCCGACGTGGGCTGGCTACATTACCCAATGTGTCCTGTCAAGAAGCGCGACGGCAAAACCGTCGGCGTCATTATGACGGGTCTCAAGACCAGAGTTTACTTAGTCAACATCTGGGATCACCTGACGCTGGCGAAGGACGATATCCCATTCAAGGACTACGCCTCCATCGAGGCGTTGGTCGCAGACGGGTGGGTGGTGGACTGAGATGGCCAAGAGCGGTGAGTGGCAGTTAGATAAACCACAGCCTGAGCCTATGCGACCAGTTGACGCGCTTCATGCGTATCTGCTGGACTTCTTCGGCATCCCGCGTCTGGAGCTGTCAGAGGTGGCAGGGCCGCCGCCTGATGTTGACCTGACTCTGGCCGAGCACGATGAGGCTGAGGAGACCCGACCGTTCTGGAACGCGGGCTCTAACGTCGCACAGCCTGGGGACGAGCCTCTGACGTAAACCTCAGTGGCCGAAACCGATTTTCAATCTGAACTGGTAGTAGGAGGTATTGACAATGATAACATCCCAAGAATGTCTGTTCGCAGAATGTAACGTTCAGCCAGCCTACGGGCCGTTCTGTAAGATAACCTGGGAAGTGCCTTACTGTGACGGCTGTAAGCGCCACGCCGCCGAGCTTTGGGCGGTTCAAGGCTGGCTGTTCTGCATAAAGTGCTTCCCTCTCTGGATCGTTGGGGGAGATATCCCCCCGTTTCTACCCAGATATCCGCAGAGGGCTACGTAGATGTGGACACTACTGATAGCGGCGCTCATCACTGGCATCTGGTCAGCCGAGCAGAGCCTCATCGCCGCGTTCTTCCCAGAACGCAGGCCGCACGGTCAGGACTTCTGGGGAGCAATCACAGTGGGTCTCCTGTTCGCAGCGGCGGTAGTGTGATGTCTAAGTCCTACGTGTCTCTGGAACAGAAGGTCTGTCTGGTCTGCGCCAAAGCCTTTGACTCCGGCGCTGTCCTTCTGGACACCAGGCTCAAGGACAGCATGGAACGGTTTACCGTCACCGGCTGGGACTTGTGTCCCGACGACAAGGCGCGGTATGACGATGGATACATCGCGCTCGTGGAAGCGCGACCACCTACCGAGGGTGACACTCTCAAGCCAGACGAGGCGTACCGGCTGAGGCGCATCGTACACATTCGGGAGGCGGTGTTCACCACCATCTTTAACATCCCGCCAAGGCTTGAAGATGGGACGATGCTTGCGGTGACGTTCGCTGAGCCAGCAGTTATGGATATGCTGGAGGAGATGTCGAAGTGAGCGCGTTTGGAGGAGGCTTCGTGATGAGACGTAAGCCACCTCTACGCATCCGCCTACGCTTCTGGCTCTCACGCCTGCGACACCAACGCGGACACACGTCGTACTGCGACAAGTGTGCCAAGAGGACGATGGTGAGCTACAACAAACGCATCGGTAACTGGCCGTTGAAAAGAGTAGTCAAATGAAAAGTTTCTGGAGGGTCTTCTTCGTGGCCACAGACGTTGGCGCGCTCGGCTTGTTCCTGTTCTGGGAAAACTGGTTCGCAATGGTCTGGGTCGTGATAGCGGCGTTCTGGATGGTGTCGGCGTGGACGTGGAAGGATATTGCAGATAAGTGGCGTCGGCGGTCTAAGGTGCTGCTGGAGAAGATGCACGCCGAGCACGACCAAGCCCGACCCTGACCTATTAGATTGACTAACCCCAAGGGAGGCGTTGGCGGTTGAGCTAAGCCGGAGGTAATTGGTGACGCCATCTGGCTTTTAACTGTCAACGTCTCCCTATTTCTCCACTTAATACCTATTAAAACGTTTACAATGTTGGCAGTTAACCTTTTTGGTTGGCTGCCGACTTTTTTTTGGGGAGATAGGGTTGGTAGTCAATTGAGACTAAGTATCAATAAGACAAAGTAGCCATCAAAGTGACGTTGGAAGTGTCAAAATTGGCACTGAGTGGATAAAGTAAGTGGAGACTTGCTTCATAATTGGTCAAGTAGGTCGTTGGGGGGGTCAATGTTGGGGCTGAGAGGGATTTAGACAGTGTAGAGTTTGTCAATGTAGAGTTTGTCAATGGTGGCATACCGGAGTTCGGATTCTAGAACAGGGATAATCAAATGTTGCAGCAAAGTTGGAAGTGGCAGCCGCTGAGCCTATTCACGTTTGGCGCTGCCAATGTTGGCAGCCCGTTTAAATTAGACGTGCGCGGAGACGCTCAGCGTTGGGAGTGTCAATGCTGACAGCCAACGTTGGCGTTGAGTGTGGGAGAGGGTTCCCTACAGGCTATCAGTTTTGACATTTTCAACAGTGGTTGGCCTTTTAAACTTATCACTCCAGAGCCTCACAGTGTTGGCGGTGTCAATAGTGACCGCCAATGTTGGGAGTTGATTTGGATAGCAGGTCGCTGAGGTGTGCTCACCGTTGGTGCTACCAATGTTGGCCGAGGCCCATAACCATATCACACCAGAGTCTCTCAGCGGTGGACGTGCCAAAGGTGGCAGAAGCACACGCAAGCCCATAATTTAATCACAACAGAGCCTCGGCACGTTTGGCGCTGCCAATGTTGGCGGGTCGCGGCCTGCGCCCGGTAGAACCCCTACTCTAACCCTAACGTCAACGTTCCGTGTTATGTCAACCTAAGCCTGCCCTTGGCTGCGAACGCACGTTCTGAAGAGACAAAATTGACCGTCTTCAGATACAAAAGATTCACAACTTTGACGGTTGACACCATTGACAGTTGCTCTACTTATATGAGACAATTGTCGCAGATAACGACAGCCCCCTCCCCCGACAGCAGGCGCGCAGACCGACACGGCAGGCGCTAGGCCGAGGGGCGAGAGGGGCCGAATAGGGGAGAAGCCGGGAAGACGGGACACACACTCGCGCCCACCGGAGCCCCTGCGACAGACCGACAACCTGTTAGAGAGAGAACGGCGGTAAACGCCGTTGAACCGTGTAATGAGAGGTTGACGCTAACCCTCGCCGGTAGGGAGTAGAGCCTATCTAGCCTACGGCAAAATGAGCGGCGAGATTGAATAGGGGGAGAACGTGATAGGCAAGCGCTTCTCCCCTCTCTCGTTACACGGTTCAGCGGTATCGAACATTTGTTCTAGTGAACAAGGAGTTGACATAACATGAGCAAGAAGCGAAACCGCCGACCGATGCCGACGCCGCCGACAGCGCCGGAAGCGGTAACACCCGACGCCGCCGCCGTTGTAGCCGACGCGCAATCGCTCGTCTCTGACGAGCCGGAAGCGCAGACGCCCGACGCGGCGACACCGAAGGCAGTTGCCGAAACCGTCCCGACGCGAGCCTACGTCAAGAGCCTGCGAGCCTTGTCAGTCAAGGCAGTCAAGGCAGGCGACACGGCAACCGCCGACACCCTGACAGCGGCAGCTAACCTAGCCGAGCAGCAGGTAGAACAGCAGGAGCAGGAACGCAAGGCGAAGACAGCGCACAGCAGCGCCCTTCTCGCGTTCCTTCAGAAGCTGTTGCCTATCTGCTACGCAGGCGACATCAGCGACCGCGAGCGCATAGCGAAAGCGCTCGGAGTCACCGCCGACGACATCCCGAACGCGCCGCCTAACTCCCCCTTCACGGCGCGATTCAGCCTTGAACCGCCGTTTGTCGAGAACGCGACACGCGGGCGGAAGCAAGGCGACACCGCCCCCCGTGCGACAATCAATGCGAGCGACCTAAAGGCTGCAAGCGTTGAAGCATTCTTGATGCCCGACGGTAGCGAGATGCCGCCGACGACCGTACACGGCAAGCCTGTCAAGGCACACCCTGTTGCCTACCTTGACGCGCTAGGCGTCTGCCGGTATGACCGCGACTGCACGAACGCAGAGCACACAGCCGCAGCGGAGCGCGGCGATAAGGAAATCGCCGGACGGACGTTCACAGATGCGCAGCGGCAGAAATTCGCCGCAGGTGACGGGCTCAGGCACGGCGACAGCGCAAGCCGAGAGTTTGCGTCACACGGCGCTACCGACACCGTTCACAACGCCCGCATGACCGACGGAAGCATTCAGCCCGTCAAGGACATCGTAGCGCAGATACTCGCAACCGCGAGTTAGTCACAGCGCCGCCGTTCTCTCTCTCTCACTTCTACCTGAACGAACGTAACAGACAAGGAGAAGAACCGATGAGCAGATACGCAAGGATGCGCATCCCCCGCTCCGAATACCTCCGAGTAGCGAACTACGGAGCGACGCNGGAGCGACTCGTCAACGCGAAGTGCAGCGCATGCGGCAGGAAGATAACGAGCGTCAGCCGCGACCGTGCTTTCCGCTTCCTACGCGAGCATGAAACGCTACACTTCCTAGAGCACGACCGAGAGGGGCGAAACCGATGATAGACATAGAGACAACCGACGCAGCAATCGCAGCCGCCCTTGACGAGATAGGCCGCAGCCGCCGCGAACTTGCGTTGCAAATCGACGGCGAGATGCAACGTATTTTCATTCGCGCCGTCACCCGTGCGGTAGTCACCGCCTTGACGCCGCCGGAGATGCGGCCCTATCTGCCGAGCAAACGCCTAACAAGCGAACCCCGCTACGACGACAACGGCAGGCGAGTCAAGGCGCGACGGTAGTCAGTGACAGCCGCAGGTAGAGGGGCGAGGCGACGACGACTTTAAAGAACACGCCGACGCCCGCCCCCTACCGCAGACCGACCCCGACCGCGTGGAAATTGCGCGGATCGGCAGAGCCACGAAGGGTCAGGACATCTCTCATACGTACCAACTTTTAGGTTTAGAGAAGAACATATGTGCGACTACATTAGCACACATATGCTTGCTTCAGCAGCTAAGCTGAGCACTCAGGATGCCAACTGCGCTCACCTGTTGCCATATCTATCAACCACCAAGCGCCCTGCTTATCTTGGGCGAAGTCAACGCTCCAGAAGTTGTAATGGACACAGACCGCACCGGCTTCTTCTGCCCGCGTTGCCAGCTCAGGCGGCGGCTCATACTGTTCTAGCTCTGTCAACGCTTCCTTCCATTTGGGCGGCTCAGCGCCGTGGAAGCGCATCGCGTCCTCTGTCCAATAGAAGTGTCGGCAGACAACTTTGCCATCACGGACAAAGTATCTCCATTCGCGGGCGATAGGATGCCCACCGAAGGCTTCAAACCCACTCTGTAGATCAAGGAACTGACGTAGCATAAAGGCCGCAGGCTGTGCGCGTTCTAACCAGAACTTGACTTCGTTGTCTTCAACCGTTGCCCACAGTACCTGTCTGATCCCCTCTGGGTCGCGGATTAGATAGCTATCGGGGCCTTGATGCTTTGCGCTCGCCAAGTCACTTCGCACGAACAGCGGATAGCCGAGTTCGTCAGCCACAGACGCAACCTTTTCAACCGTTGCCGCGAGCACTTTGTCAAACTCAGGTAGACGCTTTCTCGACTCCATTACACTGACCCAGACAGCGTGGTCATATTGGACGAACCTAGTCTCCGGCACGCGCAAGTGAGCTATGCGTGGGAACCAGTAAAGAGCACTGTTCAACGCGGGTGCAGTTTCCATCTTCTACCACTTATCAATGATATCAAGGAGCCTATGGGTTATCTTGAGGTCTTCGGCTCTCAACCTCACATCCAGTCGTGGAACTATCCATCCAGCTTCATCCAACGCGGCAATTAGCTGACGCACCGCTTCTCCATTGATTATGAGCGAGGGCTCTGCTGCGACACCCTCTTCGTAGTACCCTGCTGGAGAGTAGTTCCAAGACCCACGAGGTACGTCCAGCCACCAGTGACCAGGGCGATAAATTTTAGTCATCTAGCATCTCCACTAGAACGTCTCCATGACACGGTAGGGGGGCACACCAGCACCCTAAACGCCTACCACGAAGCTCATCGAGCGCGGCCATCAACTCTGGTGTTGCTTGTATCCACGTTCTGTATAGGTCAATCACCTTCCTGCGGCTGCCGTCCCTGCCGATCTTAAACGGATTCCCCCATTTCGACGGTCTGCCGATGTAGACATCGAACTCACTGTCACGTCTGTTGACAACAGTGGTATTCATTTCGTGTTTATAGNGGTGGCGTCGAGTTCATCATTTATCTTTTGTAAGTAAGCTGTCCATCCAAGGCATCAGCGCGAAAGGTGGGTAATCACTGCGATTGTGATAACCGTCGTGCGTTCTCTTTAGAACCTCTTTGAAGTCTGCCATTCTCTGCCTCCATCAATCTCTCACGTCTTTCGTGTCTCAACTCACTGACGATTTCGTCCCCAAATGTGATGATACCGTCCAATGGTGGAACACGCTCTGCCCCCACCTTGCTGCCACACTTGCAGAACCAACCCAGAAGTCTACCTGCACAGTTAACACAGTAAAGAGGCATCTACAGTTTGATTGACGCCCAGGTTATCACACGAGGCACATGGACGTAACGATTTCTGACAACTACCACCAGAGCGAATTTGTAGGGTACAACACGCAAACTGGCTCCTGTTGTTACCACGTCATCGATGACAACTATCGGCTCCTGACCAGCGGGTAATCTGTCAGGTGTTCCCCAAGCGTTGCCGGTGCGCTCAGCGAGAGCCTCTGCCCATACTATCCCTCCGGTCGGTATAGCGACCAATCGTACTTTTCTGTCTCCTAGCTTTTCCTGCCAATAGTCAAGCACGCTCTCCCGTATATGTTCATCGTTGAACATTGCTGCGCCGTCTACAAACCAATGACTCTTACTGCCGCTGTGCAGCGTGATAAGATTAGGGCTCCAACGTAGCCAACCACTCAAGGTGTGTAGCCACACAGACGTTGAACGTTGAGGGAGGCGTATATCTTGGGGTCGCCGTTGCGGGCGAACTCCCATCTGACCTCAGCTACTCTACAGGCGTCTGATTTATTATCAGACCCGCCCGTAGCGTTGAAGACAGCTACGACTATCGCCAGTGCTATCACTACGGCGCAGACCGTGAGAACGATTTTCATTTCAAACCTCTCAGTAGCTCCAACAACGACCGCTGTTTGTCAAAAGACATCTTGCTGATGTCTGTGGCCAGTTCGGGCAGAACGTCGATCTTTACGTATTTTGCACCCATGAGTGTATACACATCGGTTGCCAACGCTTCCGCAAGCCTGACCGCGACCCCAATCGATACGTTCTTCACCTGTCCGCACTCGACCTGTGATAGATACCCCTGGCTCATTCCAGCGGCCAGGGCCAATTCTTTTTGGGATAGCCCAAGCTCTCCTCTGATCGTTTTGACTCTCTGGCCGAGTTCTAACCCTGTAAGCACTACTTCTCTCCTAATTGAACATCTTCACCGTCGTTATATATGATAGAGTATCATCACGTCGATGTCAATGCGTGACCCTTCTCTACGAGGACTGCGAAGCGACCCTTCGATGCGGTTTCCCCGCCCCGATAAGCGCGACCCTGTTGATAGGGCCGAAGCTGCTAAGTCCTACTATCGCCGTAACGCCGATAAGGTCAACACACGTGTTGGCAGGTGGCGCGAAGAGAACCCCCGTAAGCGCGTCGCTCACATGGCTGTCAAGCGGGCGCTGTACAGTGGCGAACTGATAAAACTTGCCAACTGCCAACGGTGTCCTCGGAAGAAGATTGACGCTCACCATGACGACTATGACAGGCAGTTGGATATCATCTGGCTGTGTCGGAGCTGCCACCGTCTTCGCCATCGTCAGTTGAAATTGGAAGGACGTGACCCTGATTGATGCTATAATAGTCATCGATGCTTGATGCGGTCTTAACTGCCATCGCCATCGCGGTGATGTTCCTGGGAACCTACCTGGCGGCGTTCCCAAGAAAGGAGACTGATGAACGAGATAGGTCTTGGAGTAGCGATGGGAGCATTCCTTCCACCCGTGGTCAGCTTCCTGAAGCGGAGCCGTTGGCCGACATGGGCAACGATGGCGCTGACCGTTGCGGTCTGCCTCGTCGCAGGCACCGCAAACGGCGCTATCAACGGGACGGTGACGCTCAACGGTGATATCATCCAAGACACTGAGGGGCTGTTGGCGGCGTCAGCGGCGTCATTCACCAGTGCCACTGTTGTCTACAAGACGTTCTTTCAGAACACCGCTGTCAACGACACGTTGACAGGTGTGGACAGGTAACGAGGCTAGGTACAGAAAGGAGGTGATCTAGTTGGTAGAACCAGTTGGCGTAGGTGACGCGGTGCGCTTCGTCGACGCCATCGGCAACCCACACGTTGCTGTCGTTACAGCCGTGTGGGGAACCTTTGAGCACGGCGACCCGTCTCACGGCACCGCCGTTCCCAGTCTGAACGTGGTCTACGTCTCCGATGACGAGACCAAGTACGACACCTATGGGCGGCAAATCCTCCGCGAGACCAGCGTCGTTCACCGCTCCGCACAGGCGGCACACGGTATGTTCTGGGACAACCTGTAGCCGCCCTCTCCGAGACGCTGGCACCGATGAGGCACCGGTTGATTGGAGACGCTGGTTCAACTGGAGGTAAATGGTCTTTAATAGGTACAGTTCGAGCGAAGCTTTAGCTTCGTCGTGCTTTACACCTTAAGGGTATAAGTGTCTATATAGGTGATAACGATCCTAAGCATTTAAAGTAATCCAAAGCAGGTAAAGCAGGTAACGATGTCAAAGACCTCTCAGAGCTATAAACAGATAGACTCTAAAGTACAAAATATGGACTCTAACTGTCCTAAATGCTGGGCTATAAATAAGACCCGTAAAGTCCATGAAGGCTATCCCTACTGTTGGAGCCATTTAGGACGTGCTCAACGTTCAATAATCCGAAAGCAGAAACAGCTTGTAGTAGCTGACAGATTCGGGTTTTACACTCGGTCACTCTCTGACAGTATTAAACTCCTGCGACTGAAGGCAGAGCAGTCCAAGGATATAGGTGCGCTCTCTAATCCAGATGTTACTGAAGAACTTATTCTGGCTCGCTTACTGGTAGCAGACTTCTTTGAGAAGAACAAAGACGCGGCCCAATTACCTCTTAAAGATCTCACTGATGTCCTTAACACTATCTCCAAGATCGCTCGAACAGCTCAGACTATAACTGAATCAGACAAACACGCTTTATCCCAGGAGATGTTGCGTGCTATAATCAATGCGATAAGCCATGCCTTCCATAAAGCGAACCTCCACTCCACACCAGAAGAGCGGGCCACTGTCTTTGCATCCGAAATCGCAAGAGTATTTGCGGGAGACCCTATCGAAGAGTATCCTGCGTCCATACCAGCAAGAACAGACAATAGACCTTCTTACGTGGACGGCGAAGTACAGACGGTTTAACGATCAGCCTCCTCAAATTCTCCCCGCACTCAGAGAAGTCTACCGAGACAACCATCCTGATATTGTCATCCTCAAAGCTGCACAGGTCTTCATCTCCGAATGGCTTATCAATTGTTGCCTCTGGGTGACTGAAACAGGCTACGCTGGCAGAGGTAACGGACTCTATGTGATGCCTAATCAGGTTCACATGGATGACTTCAGCCAGGGTCGCATAGGTGAGGCCATCCAACAGTCTCCTTATCTTTCAAAGCGCGTTACCAGTAACCGTACCCGACTGCGTAAGATCGCAGGTAGAGCACTCTATCTTCGAGGCTCAGAGACAGTTATCCAGACCCGTTCTATCGATGCCGACATCGTTGTCAACGATGAAGTCGACCTCTTCCAAGAAGGAGCCGTAGAAAAGTCCAAAGAACGCTTAGGCTCCTCCGTCTCCCCGCTTTATCGCGCTGCCAGCCAGCCTACTTACCCCGAAGTTGGCATCGATGTGATGTACGAAGAAAGTGACAAACGTAAATGGTTCATCCCCTGTGGTCGTTGTGGTTACGATCAAACACTTACCTGGGATGACAACATCGAGTTCACCACTGACCTTCAAAATGTTCGTATCGTTTGCATGAAGTGTAAGAAGCCTTTGGACATCTCCGCTGAAGGTCATTGGGTTGCTGGATATCCAGGTAGAGATGTGCACGGTTATCACGTTAATAAACTGCTCTCTCCGCGTGCAAATCTGAAACAGATGCTTGCCCGCTTCTCAGCCGTTGAAGATGTTCAAAAACTCCAGTCTTTCTACAATGCCGACTTAGGTATTCCCTACCGTCCTCGTGGTGCTAAACCAAGCATTACCGACTTCGTTCGTGAGAACTATATCTGGAAAGAACCAGCAGGTAGGGACTCTTACATGGGCGTTGATGTTGGAACTCGTTTACATATCAGCATCATCGGACGTGAAGACTCTCTGACACCCTATCGTCTGATTGAACAGGTCTACGTTTCAGAGTTCGATGAACTTGACGCTATCTTTCGCAGATACGACCCCAAGTTGACAGTTATCGACGCTCGTGGAGACCCTCGAAAGACTCTTGAATGGGCTCAGAGATACCCCTACAAGGTCTATCGCTGGCAACACCACCCAAGCAAGACAGAGCCAGCCTGGAACGATGACACTCAAGAGGTCATGTTCGACCGCACTGCCATGCTCGATCTAATGTATGCATGGCTCAGAGCCCAACCTCCCAGATGTATCCTCCATTCACACATCTCTCCAGACTTCACCGCTCAGCTAACGGCGCTTGTCAGAGAGCTTGTAAGAAAAGGTGGTGACGAAGGTCGCTTAGTCCCTCGATACACGTCTGCACGTCCAGACCACTACGCTTTTGCACTGGCGTTTGCTATAATGGCGGCAGCAGAGTTTGGGTCTAGAAGTACAGCTCAGGTGCAGACTGTACACAAAGACGAGCTGGTTCGGACATCTGTTGGACGGATACTCCCACGTTGGACGGGCTCTGAGATAGCGAGGAGATCATGGCGCTAATGTGTGTCTGTAAGGACGTTGGGCTGTTCAAACTCTTCTGGACTATACAGGTTGCTGAAGGTATCACTGCTGTCTATCTATTCTTGATGCCGTGTGCGCGTTGTAACCTCTCCGCGTATTCTACCTGGCTCGTAAGAACTCACCCGAAGCTGTCTCAGCTCATCTCGAACTTGGTTAAACAGGAGACGGTCGTTGCCGCGACAGCCTAAGTCCACACCAAAACCTCATGTGCGGATCAGCTCAACCGGACTCAAGCGTCTCGGTGGGAGAATCTTTGAAGAGTTCCTTGCTGAGCTTAGGTTCCCACAGGGTCTTCGGGCCTATGATGAGATGCGCAAGAACTCCGGCGTCGTTGGAGGCTTCTTACGCGCTATCGAAGCCAGCTTCAGGTCAGTCCGCTGGTTTACTGTTCCCGCAGATGACTCGCCCCGCGCTACAGCTCATGCTGCATTTGCAGAGTCCTGTCGTCGTGATATGCGCCTGTCTTGGGCATCTTACGTCTCCGACTCGATCACTTTCCTGCCGTTTGGATTCTCAGCAATGGAGATGGTTTTCAAGAGACGTGAAGGTCGGCAAGGTAAACCGCCTTCAATGTTCAGCGATGGGATGATCGGTTTCGATGAAATCCCGCTGATAGGCCACGACTCGATTATCGACTGGGCGTGGGATGAGCAAGACGTTAACCGTCTATCAGGCATCTGGCAGATAGCGCCTCCCACCTACCAGCGGGTGATGATCCCACGTGAGAAGTTCATGCTCTTTCGCACCAAGGCTGAAAAGGATAACCCCGAAGGCGAAAGTATTCTGCGCCAAGCCTACTACGACTACTATTCTATGCTGAGGCTCGAAGCCGTAGAGTCGATCTCTCTTGAACGTACTGGCGCTGGTATACCTGTTGTGACACTGCCAAAAGGTGCTACGACCAAAGCTGATGTAACCTCCGGTAGCGACGAAGAAGCTGCTGAAGAACTCGTTCGCTCTGTCCGTGTTGACGAACAAGGTGGTGTTATCGAACCTGAAGGTTGGAAGTTCAGGTTAGAGCGGCCTAATGGACGTGTAGACCCACAGCTTTTTGACTTAGCTATCAAACGCCACCGCTCCAGTATGCTGATGTCTGTTCTTGCTGTCTTCCTTGAGCTTGGTACAGCCAGGGTAGGCTCCTTCGCTCTTGCCAGCCAAGGTCAAAACTTCTTTGAAGCAGCCTTCGAGGGCTACGTAATGTCCTTTGAGGAGACCTACAACGAAGAGGCCCTTCCACTGTTGTTCGCTCTCAACGGCGTAACCGATCTCCTGCCTAAGCTGACTCACGTCACTGTCGCAGGCGCAGATATCTCAGCTATCGTTGAGGCCGTCCAGCGGTTGACACAGGAAGGCTATCTTGACTCCACCGACCCGATGATTCAGAACTACCTGAAAGACCTTATTAGACTTCCGCGTGGTGACACTGCCAAGGAACTTGAGGATATCACCAGGCCCAACCAGCCCTCATCTAACGGTGCGAGCCCTGGTGGAATTAAGCGTGACGAAGACGAAGACGAAGAAGACGATAACGGCATCGCTGAAGACGAGCTTGTCCGATGAGGTTGATTCTCAAGCCCAATGTTGTTCTTGCTGAACCCGTAGAGCTTCCCAGTTTGGTCTTCCTGCCTGACACAGTTCAAAGAACCGTTGTCTACGTTATACGGCAATCAGCGTATGCGGACGTGTCTATAGGTGATAAAGTCCTCTGCACACCGCAGGCTGGCCTGAAGATCAGGTCAAATGGGAGTCGCTTCGTTCTGTTAGACGCTGGTGACATCCTTGCGAGGTTGGAGTAAGTGCCGTTCACGATACCTAACGAGCAAGACGCCCCTTTTATAGACCAGTCTGAGATCGACAAGGTTGATGTAGACATCCTCGTTGCGGCTCTCAAAGGCGACGGCGTTTTAACAGGTTGCGCCGTCGCCGCTCAAGGTGTCCCTGATATGACCGTTGCGGTAGCCTCCGGTACAGTCCAAATCGCAGGTGCGACTGTAACTGTTGCCGCAGGCAATGTCACCATTACTGCTGCTGACCCAACCAACCGACGTTTTGACCTGATTGTAGTCGATAGCAGCGGTGTAAAGTCTGCTGTTGCAGGGCCTGTTGCTGCGACTGCGCTTCTACCTGCTATCTTCCCTTCTGTTCCAGCGGACAGTGTTGTGTTGGCCGCTATCTTTATACCAGCGGCGGACGCAGCGATTCAGAGCAACCAGATTATAGGTAAGCAAGTGATCATCAGTGGTGCTCCCAGTGGTGCTCCCACGACGGCGGACTACCTTGTGGGTAGTGTGCAGGGTGGGCTTAGCGCGGAGATTGTTGTCGGCACGACCCCTGGCGGCGAGCTGGGCGGGACGTGGGGTGCGCCGACGGTGGATGCGGTTCACTCCGGCTCGGCGCACGTCTTGGCCCATAGCGGCTTGACCGGCCTCGACGCGCCCGCCGACGACCACACGCAGCACCCTCTCCTCGTGGGCCGCGATCCCCCGCAAGACCTCTCCGGTGGCACACTGACGGGGCAGCAGTTCATCCTCCACGCCAACGCCTTTGACGCTACCGGCGTCCTGACGCTCGACCCCACTACGAGCACTCTCTCTAGCAGCCTGACCCTGGCCGTGGCTACAGGGCTGCTGACGGCTGGCGTGCTTGGTGTCAAGACCAACATCATCATCGAGAGGACAGCGGCGGCGGGTGTCACCATCGACACCGCGCTCATCAAGGACGGCTCGTTCCAGATTCCCGCAGGCATAAACGTAGGTCTCAAGGATAGTAATGGAAACCTGGTTCTTGACATCAGCCAGAGGAGCCTGCGAGCTGGCTCAGGGGGTGCTATTGCCGTCCTCGTCTGGTCTACCCCCGTCTATGCCGCTGTTATGGCGCAGTGCCCTAACGACGCGGGCTACTCCACCTCCGCACCTATCGGGGCGATTCACAACTTCAACGCAGCCTCCCTACCNCTTGGCTACTTCGGCGCGAACCGTGGTTCGGGCACAGGCACTGCGGTCAACAACGACGAGGGATACCTGCGGTTTCTCGTTCTTGGCGCTGCCGGGATTATTGACTTTGGCCGCCTGAAGATAGTGGCCCGCGACGTGGCGGCGGGCACGGAGGACGGGGCCTTCCTCTTCCAGGTGGCGAAGGCGGGAGCGCTGGCGACCGTCCTCGGCATCGAGCAATACGGCGTGGACGTGACGGGGACGTTGGGCGTGACGGGGCTCTCCACGCTCACGGGTGGCTTCGACTCCGGCGCGGCGAGCACGGTCAACGGCTTCCTCATGGTGGGGGCGGCTACGGCGGCGGGGACGGCCCTGGACGTGAAGGGCACGCTCACCGTACAGGACTCAGGGACGTTCAACCTCACCATCGTGCCCGACCCCGACGCGGGAACGGGGACGATAATCGCCTGCGGAGGTATCACCAAGCTGCATTTCGATAACTCCTCCACGCAGATGCTGATGTACACGGACAGCTTCGACCTGAGCGGGACGGGGACGTTCACGCTCGGCATGACGGGGGCGATTTACCTCACCGGCTCTGATGTGATCCTGATAGGGGCGGTGGCTGTCCCCNCGACGCTGGAGGTGACCGACCTACTTACCGCAACGGCGGGAATCAAACTGGGGGCGGCGCAGTCGGTGCGGGACTTCAGCGGCTTCGCTCGCGTCACCCTCAACGCGGGCGCAGGTAACGCTGTGACGCTGAACGATTCCGCTGCTGTGGTGCGGGTAGCGGTTAAGAGCACCCCGCCCCACATTGTCATGACGGGAGCCATGACTGTCTCCTCCACGCTGGGCGTGATAACCTCAATCACATCGCCCGTCATCTACGGCTCTGCCGCACAGTGGGGGACGATAAGCATAGACTCCACCAGCCATGCCAGCAAGGGCCGCCTCACACTCGGCGGGGACGGTGTTCAACTTACCAGCAACGACATCTACGGCAGCGATGGGACTCTTCGCATACGACTTGCCACTTCTTCCCCTCAAGTCAAGTTCTTTGGCAACTGGGAGGTCGCCGGGGACTACGTAGGCACGTTCGGCCTTAACCCCAACAACGCCTACGATGTGGCGGTCCAGATGCAGCTAGGCGGCGGTGGCGTCTCTATGGACATACGAGCGGGCGACCGCACGGCTGGCGACGGTCGCTACCGGATGGGGTTCGGGCTGGCGGGCACCATTAGCTCGGCCATCTGGGAGTTGGCGGCAGGCACTCTGACTATCGCGGGGCCAAGCGGGGGCAGCCCAGGAGCAGCCGTGCTCATCGGGGCCATCGCCGCGCCCGCTGGTACGCTGCATCTAGTTCAGGCTTCGACAACGGGGGCTAAGCCTGTTCTCATTCTCGACCAAGCCGATGTGGATGAGGACTACATCAAGGTCATCGGCACCTCTGACACTAGTGCCGACCGTGCTCTTGTGGACGCCGTTGACTTTCCGAATATTGGAGCCATCAAGGGCTATCTGAAGATAAACGTTCAGGACGACCAAGCAACCAACCCGATTGTGGACGGGGACTACTACATCCCGTTCTACGCCGTACCTACAGTCTAGGAGGAACACATGGCCCAAGTATCATTTACCTTGACTTACACAGCAGCGGACGCCGCCATCGCGCAGGCGCTAACCGACGCCTTCAACGCCCAGCACATCGGCGTTGAGGGCTGGGTGAACATCACGGT